TAACATCTGGTTGTTCATTAATATAAAATTCTAAACCAGGCATCCAGTCTAGGTGTTCGTTTTCAAATTCGTAACTTGTATATTCAATTTTGTTTTTGACGCAGTATGGCTCAATGATTGCTCTTTGCATAGGTAACGGAATTTGATTTGAAAACTTACTATTCCAGCCTGCATATGTTATAGCACTTTTTCCTGTATAGTCTGATTCTCCAGCAACTTCGTGATCACCTGGCAAACGCATAAATCCACCTGGATGTCTTCTACCGTATTCTTCGCCTTCAATAAGGATACGCATGTCCATGCTTACCCGTGTATAACCTTCTTCGTTGTTTACATTACCATGTAACATCTCTTGAAAGAACAAATGGCTTTGCCCTGGCTTTAGTGTAATAGGAAAAGCATGTTTTAAACATTCATCTTCTATCTGTTCCAAACTCCATTTTTCAGACATAATTTGTTTTGTAATTCTTCTACTGTTTTCTACATCTACCATCCACATAGTGTTAGTACCACGTGCTTCTGTAAACGGTGTCCATATAGTTCTACAACCTCTACCATTCCCTACAAAAATACCTTGATGGAAAGCAAGTCTTCGTCCTACATCTGCTTGATTAGGAATAACAACACGTAACGTTCCTTGACGTTGAATCATGTATCTTTTATTATCGATACGCTGCGGAATATATTCAGCAACAAAAGCATCAAAGCGTTCCATAAAATCTTTACGACTACATGCATTTTGTACATGCCTACTAACAGTTACAATTTCTTTAGGAGATAGTACTTCGTGTAGTGTTTCTAGTTTGTTAACCTGTGGTGCTACTTCTTGTACAACACTTAACGCCCATTCAGGCCAGTTGAATTTTTCTAGATCATAGTTTAGTGTAGCATTATTCCAATGCTCTTGTGTAGGTGTTAATTTCATTTTTCTTTCCGTTTAAAAGTGTTAACCTGACAGGTTATAAAATCTGTTTGTGTTGCGTTTGCTGCACAATGTGGATCATCTATTCCAAAACTCCACACATCTCCTTTTTTCCATCTATTAAGAATTTTATTTTCAAACTCTACCATATGTCCTAATTCCCAGTCCTGTAGAAATATAAGATATCGCAGACACTCATCTTTCTCAACTCCATACTTGGTCCTTAGTTTATAGAAATGATCTGTGTGTGTTGGTATAACATTACCAGCACCAATATTTGTCCACGAAACTGTGCCGTGTTCTATTTCTAAATCAGACATGAACCTAGGCCAGTGATCTGGAAGATCATCATCAAACGCTTGTTCAAGTAAGTTTATCTCATTAGTGTAATTAGGATGAGACCAATCATCTCTCTGTGCTTGTGTTAATGGAGACAAAACTGTAAACTTAAAGTTTTTAAGATCCTGCGACCAAAAATCGTCTATATTTTTTTCAAACTTTATCATGTGTAATCTTCTAACTTTCCTTTTCTACGTAGGTCAAGTGTAGCGCAATGTAATCCACCACTAAGAGTCATAGCGTGCCTAAAACGTATAGGTACACTTGTAATACCGTGCTTATCTAATTCTCTCATCAAAGGTTCTTGTGTGTCATCTACACAAACAGTATTGTGATCGATACTTAAAATATTCATTCCAATGTAAGGACTGCAAGGAGCAACACCACCTGGTATTTTACTTCCCTGTGCAACACAATCATCAAACCAAATTTTATCCCATTTCTCAAATATTTTAGGACAGTTTTCTGCGGTTACCCTTGAACTGTTTAGTAATACTAATCCAGGACGTAATGGTACTATTGTGCTATCAAAGTGTCCATAACTGTAAATGTGTTCTGCAGGATGTATTCTGTATCCCCTTCTCTCCAAAACATTCTTAAGCCATGTAAGTCCCCAATGGTTTCCAGTATTACTAATTTGAAACAATATATCTTTTCCCATGCGTACACAGTTAGGTGCATCAAACACAGGTTCTAAATTTAGTAGACTTGGCTTACCTTCAATATCATCGAATTGGTATCCTTCATCAGGTAGTATAGGTTTAGGTGCTGCTATCCATTCAACACCATCTTCCAATGCTGCAAACATTACCTCTCTATATGCTCTAGTTTCATATTGTCTTGCTCGGCAAGCACTCGGAGTTTCAATAACAAGATTGTCCATTGGTAGCAATAAGTCTCTCGGGCACCACGTGTACCAACCTGTTGTTTTCCATTCAGGAGTACTAAACTCTACACTATGATCAATTGGTTTTGGTCTATGTACTATTACACCTGCTTTGGTTAGTACATCGCTCAACCCTTGTAAATCTTCGTTGGCTTCATCAATAAGCCATTTTGGGTACTCACCTTCTAAAGGCTTGATTAAATCTATTGGGTGATTGGTATAGCTCATGCTCATTGTGCTACGATCTACAGTAGGAACTCTTGCGTAGTCTGCAATTCCAACTACTATTTCTTCTAACGGATCCCAATGATTATGGGTCGATACTTTCATGCTTGCTTTCCTTTGTTATTATATGCGTATATTTATCGGTAGTTGATATCATTGTTTTATCAACTGATAGTCTAACAGATACCCACCAATTATCTGTCCAATTCCATGCACTATGAGGTATTTGTGTATCAAATATAATTGTGTTTTTATGATTAAAAATTTTATCACCAACTTTTACTCCTAACTTAGACTGATCTAAACTTGGAACAAACATGCCCATGTAAACACTTAGCCAGTCTATTTCCTCATATGGTTCTAAATCAATAGTGTCTACATGTGTGTACAATTGAGACTGCGGTGCTATGCCAATAATTAATGCATTGTTGATTCCTGGAACCTGTTCAATAAGTTTAAGCGTATTAGGAAAAAGACTATCGTCAATTGTAATAAAACGCAAATCCATATCTTCTCTGTCACGTGGGTGTATGTCAGTTAGGTCTGGAGAACTGTCAACGTCAGTTACACGAACAAAATGCGGTATTAGCCTTTCAACAGATTGTGCTTCTGTTGTTGCTTGTTTTTGTATATTATGATAAATGGTTGATAACATAACTCTTGTTTGGTATCCTCGTTTGTTCGACTAAATCTATTATTTCTTGCTTGTCATGATAGTTGATAATATCAAGATGCTTTGGGTATGTTAAAACATTTACGGTCCATATAGGAGTAATGCCGTTAACAAACTTTTCTAAATCGACAATACCATGCCAATTATTTAAATGTAACACACTGTTTACTTCAAGTCCATAACCTAATTTTTTAATTTGTTCTATAAATTTTAGTATGTCAGGCCACTTACTTCCGCTACGAACTATTTCATTTAACGGACCAACAGCATCAATACTTAATATAAAGTTTATCTTTTTAAATTTTTCTAACAGTTCTATAACATCGTCTTTTAAAAGAAAAGTTCCGTTAGTGTTATATATTACTTCAACTTGTTTAGGGTTATTGATTTTTTCAAGGAACTGTTGATGCCTTTTTGTCATTAAAGGCTCACCACCGAGAAACAATACTTTCTTTACAGTGTCTGGAACTGTTTCTATTTCATCAACACTTGTATATTTTGCAACTCCTGTTTCTTTCTTAGCCCATGCTGAACTAAACTCGCTCCAACAACCATCACATGTCAGGTTACATATATTATCAAAGCCTATTTCTAAGTATTCTAAGCCAACAGTATCAGTATCATATTCTTTGTTCATGCGTTGGCGTAAACTTTCTTTGCCGTTCTTTTCTTCATACATACACTTCGAACATTCCCATAAAGTTGACACATCAGTGTTCCTTAACTTTACATACTCTTCTGATTGTAGTACATCTTCAAGGCTACCTTTAAATGTTGTTACAGGTGCTTTGTATCTACAACACGGAAATACTCTGTTATCACCACGTATATTAGTATGTTTCCAAAATGCTGCACACTTAGTCATTAGGTAATCTCCTAATAAGTTGTGTGTATCCTAAGCCTTCGAAGTAGTAATCTAATTCTTCTTTAGGAATATTAAACTCGTCTTTAAACTTGGCAAGTAAGTTATCCTGCGTTATAACATGCTTAAGAAACTGCAAGTAATTTTCTTCAGTGTCTAAACGTATGTCATCGTCATGTTCTCTATGCTCTAATAGATACTTGGCATTTTCTACAATTGCGTTGTTTCTATCATTTTCATTCGGTAGTTTATAATAGTCTGGTATAGGCAAGTATTCTTCAAACGTTCTGTAGCCTAAGTCTTTCAAGTATAGGAACTGATCAGGATGTCCTGCAAATATAAATGGATGTCTAAGGTAAAAGCAACGCCAAGACTTTTCTGTTGCAAACGCATTGTCATCGTCCCAGTAGTTTGGACCTTCACTTACTATACTAAACAGTGTATTATTAAACACACTAGTATCAATGTGTGCAGGTGCTTTGACCCAATCAGTATCAACTATATCGTGCCAAACTATATCAGTATCTTGATTATAAGAACCATAAAAGTCCTTGGCTGTTTCAAACCTTCCATCAAAAGAACGTTTGCAGTCTAGTAAAAATTTATTATATTGTTCGTCTGTGTAATGAGCTAAACAGTTTCTACACCATTCTTTATCTAGTTCAGTCCAAGGAGGAAAGAATGTCCACTCTGCTTTATCCAACATACCTGCATCATAAAACTTACTCATAAGTCCTATTCTATTTTCTCTATTAGGCATCCCTGTTAAAAATAAAAACTTATTGTTGTTTGGATTATAGTACGGATGCTGCACGTCTTTGTAACTGTTGTATATCATTCTTACATTATAATCAAAAAAGAAAAATGGAACTGGCAATCCTTCTATGGTTTCTCCTTGTCCACTTACAATATACATCTGCTCTATACCTTTGCTTTTTGCATGATCTTTGATAGCATGAATGTGGAGAAGAAAGTCTTTTAAATTTGCTTTAGGTTGCAGAAAGCCATCAAGAAGATATACTCCTACTATAATATTGCAACCATCTTCTGCTGCTTGATCAATTTCTTTACTAATTAACTTTGTTCTAAGCACGTTAAAATCTTCTGCTGACCATTTATTATAATCACGCATCCATTCAAAGTTAATTACTCTACCCTTATTCATTTTTTTTCCTTATAAGGTGATCTAATCCTTCGTTGTCTAAATAGTAATCTATTTCACTTCTAGGAACTGCCATGTCTTTTTCTAAACTAGTAAATAGAATATCCTGTTCTTTTATTATTTCCATATATTGCTTATAGTTATGTTCAACATCAGTAGCAATCCCTTGGCTGTGATTATCTAAAAGGTATTTTGTATTCTCTATAATAGCATCTAGCCTTTCATCTTCATTTTTAATATAAGCGTAATCCTTAATTGGAAGATAGTTTTCAAATGTTTTGAAGCCTAAGGACTTTATATAATTAAACTGTTCTACAGGACCAGCAAATATAAAAGGATGCCTGTTTATAATTGTACGCCATGTTTTCTCTGTAACAAAGTCATAGTCGTCTGACCAAAAGTTAGGACCTTCTGATAGTATACTAAAGTGTGTATCTTCAAATACCTTAGGTGTTAGATATCCAGGTCTTTTGTAAAACTTTGTGTTGACAATATCGTGCCAATCTCCGTAAGTTTCTTGAGCATCTTTAATTAATAATTTAACTTCATCGTACCTATCATCTATGCTTCTTTCAACTGTATCAATAAACTTGCTGTATTCTGTATCGCTATATCTTTTTAAATGATCTCTACACCATTTGACATCCTCAGCATATGTTGGTTTAAAGAAACTCCATTCTGCTCTATCTAATAGTCCTGCGTCATAAAACTTACTAAGCAGTCCTATTCTGTTTGACCTAGTTGCTGCACCACCGAGAAACAAAAACTTGTCATTATTATCATACAACGGAAGTTCTGACTTCTTATAGCAGTTGTAAACAAATCTTGCATGGTAGGGAAAATAGTGTACCTCAAACGGAACAGTAATATTTTTAAATTGTTCTCCTAGTGAAGATAGTATTACTAATTCAATACCGAGCTCATTTGTTTGTTTATGTAAATTATAGAAAAATTGCTGTAAGTTTCTGTCATCGAATGGTAGTATCCCCTCGTTTAAAACTATTCCTACAACATGAGTACACCCTTCATCGGCAGCCTTTTGTATATCCGTAGGTATATACTTCTCTGCTAATGAGACTAGGCCTTCATCAGTATCCCAAAGGATTTCGAAATTAAGTATTCTACCTTTTTTCATCTGCTATTGCTTTTATCTCATCTTCAAGGTTATCATTAGAAATATATCTGTGTAGGCTTAGTCTATTTGTTTCTCTATCTCTGTTATATTCATCCCATCGGTGGTCACCGATTCCAAATAAAATACAGTTACTTGGTTCTACATCTAGTATTTCACAACAACGTTCTTGTCTTTCTCTGTACTTGTTGTAAATGTAATCTGGTGAAAAGTTGTCTAGTAATTTTAATCCTATATATGCAGACACTCTATTGATGTATCCTGCTTTGTTTGTAACAAACAATGGATCGTCATCATCTTCTTTAGTTAATCTCATTCCTATTCTAGCATGAGCGCAGTATAGTGTTTTAGATAGACTAAATGTTACATCAGTAATACATTTTCTATCAAGATTAAAGTCTATGCCGCTGCATACACCAAGATAAGCGCAATCAAGTAACACAGGTATTTTCAACTTGTCACACTGGTCAAGTATAGAATCTAAATTGCTAGGTGTGTTGCCTGTATCACTAAAAGGTAAACTAATCATTAGAACATCATTTCCAGCAAGCGGAGCATCATCCAACCACTCCCAATCATATCCGTTGTTTCTACAATTGAGTCTATGATATACATATTCGCCTTTGTAAAATCTAAATCTACGTTTATGATGTTTTGCATAAAACTTTTCAAATGCTTCTGTCGTACCATTTGCAAAACAAGCATATGGATATTTTTCTAAACCTGTAACATTATTATTTTTTGTTTCTGATATCCACGCAATATATCTATCTAAAAACTTTTTCAGTACATCTTGGTCTTGTGTAACTTTTGTTACGTCAATATCAAGATTAGATAAGAATTGTGTAACCAATGGATCTGCTATAGCAAATGCATTTCCAAAAGGTAAATGTTTCTTATCGTATTTGTTCTTCATGTACTTCCTCCAACGGTATCTGTTCGTAATGTTTTTTACTTAATCTAGGATCGTTTTTCCTATGTAATATTTTAGGGTTCTTAGGACACATTGCACAAAAACTTTCTGCTTTCCTGTTAAAAAATTCTTGTAGCTCTTCGTCTGTACAATCTGGCGTAAGTGCTTGGTACTTTAAATAAGGATCCCACTTACTAGACAACTTGTATGTTTTTGCTGTCATAGGCAAGTACGCTAATGGAGCACACTTGTACAAATTATTCTCATGTATTTGCCAACAGTCTTGTCCTGTAATGCAATTGTTCCAACTTTGCTCTGGATCGTTATCTTCATACGGCTCCATTGTAGATCCAAATCCTTTATACATCTTATACCAAACAACATCTGACTTCCAAAAGTCAACATTGATTCCGTATTGGTCAATCCATTCTAGTGCAGTTGCTTCTATGCCCTTCCAAAGTTCATTATATTCAGCATTAGTACCGTGCTTAGATATTTTTAATCCACAGTTATTATCTGCAAGAACCTTTGGTAAATCAGGATACCTATTCAATAGCACACCATTTGTTGTTATATCTAATCTTTCTAGACTAGGCTTATCCCATTTCTTACGTGTAAGTTCTACAATATCGCAAATACGTTTGTTAAGTAATGGCTCGCCTCCTAGTATGTCTATTGTTTTAGGTGCTATTCTATGCGCCCAACTATCATACCATTGTTCAATTTGTTCATATGTTACAGGAACACTATGTCCATGATTAGAAAAATGACAGCAGTTTTCGCATGTAAAATTACAAGCGTGTGCTACATGCCATTCTAAGTGAGATATTGATACCATACTACTACTTATCTATAATATACGCACATAAATATACTTATGATAGCACAAAATGACTACGAAGTTGCAGATTGGTTACTGAATAGAAGCAATTTTGGTTGGCTTGAATTAGATATAGAGTTCAATTTAGACGTATGGAAAAAGGAAACTGCCGCTGCAAAATTTGTAGATCATAGAGGCGGAGAACATCCTGGATGGAACAGTAGTTGCATACATGGCATTGATGTGGATAAAACTGGTGCTTGGACAAACTACGGCTATGAAAGAGAAGAAGATGTTCCTTACAAATGGACTAGTATAAGTGAGCATACACCTAGCATCAAAGGCTTTTGGGAATTGTTTCCATATGAACGCTATAGAAGAATACGTTTTATGCAACTTGAACCTGGCGGCAAAATAAGTCCGCACAGTGATGCTCCTGGAAAGTTACCAGGTGAAGAAAATTTAGATATGCTTGAGTTTGGAGTACCTATTAACATAGCAATTATTCACCCAGACGATTGTCATATGACCCTTGAAGGACATGGTACTGTTCCTTTTAAAGAAGGAAAGGCTTTTATAATTAATATAAGAAACGTGCATAGTTTTGTTAACAATTCTAACACACCTAGAATACACTTAATAGCACATGGAATACCAGGTAAACGTAAAGATGAATTTGTTGAACTTATAGCAAGAAGTTATAGAAAACAGAATGAACGATAGTATTAAAATATTAGATATATTCTACGGCAACAAATGCCAACTTGCTTGTGCTCACTGTGATACAAGAAGTGACTACATACGACACGGAGAATTTGATCCTACACTTGATAACATTTTAGAAAGTGTTACACTTGCTAGCCAACAGTTTAATGTAGATTGTTGGAGTGTGTTAGGCGGAGAACCTTTCTTATACACAGATACAGTTATAGCAATTATTGAACATATTCGAAGTTTAGAAAAAGAAAAAGATAAAGTTATTTTCTTTCCTACTAATGGTATTGCACTAAACAAACCAAAGGTAATGGATCTTGCTGTAGAGTTAATTACAAAACATAATGTATGGATGCAAATTTGTAGTCATGTAGCAGCATGGGACGTTTTAGCAAAGCATAATCAAATGTTAGAAAATGTATACGATCTTGCAGACCGTGTAGGATATGATAAAGTCGAACCTACAAATAGTTGGTGGTCTGCTATAATGAATTTAGGTGGCGGCAATGCTGCGTGGCAAGAATTTAATAAGCGTAAAGGCATGGACATAACAATGGAAGAGTCACCTAACGAAGCAGCATGGATGAATGGAAAGAGTGGCATATACTATATGGAAGCTCATAGTTTTCAAAAAATACATAACAGGAATGAGTTAGGAAAACTAAAACCTTTTAATCAAGGAGATCCTGAATCATCATATTGGCAAGGCTGCCCTAGTTGTTTTTGTGCAATGCTAATTAACAAAAAAGTTTACAAGTGCGGAGCATTAGGCACACTTAAAAATGTACTAACAAAAACAAATCAATTAGATGATGAAGATTGGCAACCTTACTTAAATTACAAGCCTGTAGATCTAACACTTAATGATCAAGAATCTATAAACAATTTTTATAATACACACTACTCACATATAGATGCTTGTAATATGTGTCCTAAAAATATTAATCAAGTAAAACAAAATGAACAAAACGTACTACCTAAGTACGCAAAAAATAGATTATAAATCTATCTTATCACTAGGAATATAAACTACAGCAAACACCCAAGGCTCGTCTGAGTTGTTCCATGCACCGTGTAGGTACTGTGAGTCAAACATAAACACTGGTGCTGCTTCTGGAGTAAATGCTTTATTGTCTACATGAACACCTATAGTATCAGGTGGCAACCCTTTAGGATATTGCAAACTAATAACTAAGTTTCTGTTAGACGACTCGCCTACAGGAACTCCTGGCTTATCTACATGATCCTCTATTCTTGCTCCACTTGCAAGGCTATGTAGTTCAACCTCATAATCAAACGCCAACGCATCAATATGTTTTTTAAAATATTCTTGTAGAAAATCTGGAACGAATTCTTTAGGGGAATAAAATTTTACGTATTTCCATACACCTTTGAAGTCATCAGGATCATCAAGATATTCTTCATCCTCTTCTTTCATGATCCAATTACTTGTGTATGTTGTTCCGCTTTCAGTACCAACAGCATGATGCCAGTATTCGGCATCCATATCCTCTGTGTCTTTTACGTTTTTATCTTCCAAAAACTTTATTGCTGCATTTATGTCAAAATCTTTGAAACTTTCAATAAAAGGTGTTAACTTTGAAAAGTCTTTATATTGCTTTAAATCTATCAATTCTATGTTCATACCAATATTTATGCCATAAATATTTGCCATGGACTTGAATAAGAAACTAGCATTTTGTATCGTAGATGATATAGATACATATGAAAACGATAGCATTAAACAGACTATTAGAAATATTGTTGACTTTACAATATCCAATTTGCGTACTAAAGGCTACACAGTAAACATAGGTAAAGACGAAGATCAACTATTACAAAATCTAAAAGGTTATAAACATGCAGTAGTAATGAGTCCTGGCACAGAATTTATTAACGGCTTTGCATTCTTTGAAGCACTAGATAAACTAGTAGAACAAGATTTTTTTCTAGCAGGACATGTATTAGATCGTACTATGCACGATGCTTATTATGAACTGCATCATCAATGTTATGTAATTAATATGGATACCTATAACGCATTTAAACGCCCTACAGTAGGCGCTTTAGAAAAAGACATAGTACATACCCAACTAGAACCTAAACGCAGCATAAACAACATACACGACGACTATACACCTATAACTGTAGCAAAAGGATACAAACAAGTTACGTATGCTAATAGATGTCATGGTTGGAATCTGTTAAAAGTAGCATTTGAATGGAACTTGCCTGTTGTTGTATTTGACGATAGTATTCGTAATAACAAACGACATTACTATCCTGAAAGCACAGAGGACTTTTTAAAACAGAAAGAACACATTGATCACAAATTAAAATACTGCGAGGAAGAATTCGTACATACTGACAACACAGAATGGACAACTGGTATTACAGAAAAGTATGAACAAGTTGTGCTACCTGCTAGTGGGACATTGTACTTAGACTTAATAGATAAAGGGCGTGTAGTATTTTATGACTATAATAAAAAAGCACTAGACCACTGGAAAGAAACATGCCCACGTAAGGACGGCATAGATTATTTGTTTGTGTATACTAATTTACTTGAAGAACAGAACCTTATAAACTACTTAGAGGTTAACCTAAAAACATTAGTCAACTTATCTAACATATTCTGTTATGAAGGTACAGCAGCAAAGTATAGTTTAGAACAAAGGCTAACAGCACAAAACAAATTACTTAATAAACTTGATGCGGTTTCTGATGTGAAAATTAACTTTACTATGAAAGCCGATGCTGGGCATTAATTAACTCAAAAATATCTTGATTATTTTTATCGCCGCCTATATGGTTCGCTGCCCATGTTTCAAATCCGTTTGCATCTTTATTAACAAAATTATATAAAGGAGTTTCTATTTCAACTCCATGCTTCCAATTATATGTTTTTTTAAAACTCCACATATGGATTATTTTACTTTTTACTTTGCTTAATACATTTAGGTCAAAGTATTGCAGTGCTGCTTTTTGTTCAACTCCTGCTTTTTCGTAGTCGTGTAAATATTTAAAATATTCTGCTGCTGCATTAATTTTTTTATGAAAGAATAAATCTTTAAAAGAATAATCCTTCCATTGTTTGTTTTCAATGCTGCCTTTTGTAATGTTTCTAAGTTTAGTATCATACAACCTATTATAGTCTGTCCAGCAAAAAATACAAATATCAGGTACATCACTTTCATCAAACTGTTTTAATATAACGTCCCACACTGAGCTTCCGCCATACCCTAGGTTGGTAATTTTTGCATCGTGGTGTGTTTTTAGTTTTTCAATATAGGTATCATAACCTTTTGCAATGCTGTGTGGGTTAGATGTTTCGCAGCAGAAACTATCACCATAAAATCCTATTGTTAATGGCATGGATATTCAGTCACTTGCAATACTATTCTTGGAACAAAAGAAAGGTTAGCAGCACCGTGTTCGTCTTGCGAATGTGAGTATTGAAACACATCACCTCTTTTGTAATCTGATACCATTACATTATTGTATATAAAAACGTGCCCAGGAACATAATCTTGTAAAGGTACCCAGTAACGTTTACAGTTTTGGTCATCGTGAGTATGTGGATCCGTATGCATAGGCATCATTTGCCCAGGTAGCAGTTTAGTAATCCACCAATGGCATTTACCTTCTGTCCAAGGAAATTTTAAATCTACTTGTAGGTCTTGTTGTTCGTATACATACCACATTGTCTTACTAAAATCTAGTGCGGATTTTCCTTTTTCCCAAAGTGCTTTTTCAACTTCGTTTACAGGTTTCCAGTCACCAGGACGAGCTTGTCCTTCTGTAATCATCACAAGGTCGTTAAGGTCTTTACTCAGGTCCTTATTAAAGTTACCTATCCACTCCATGTTTCTAATATGTTTTGAGATGATCAATCCCTAGCCTCTTTCTAAAGTCGTTTGTAAATTTGCAGTCAATGCGTAAACCGTATTCAACTTCTACACTGTTTTCGCCACCGTGCCAGTCTTGGTCATTCCAAAAAGCAGCGTTACAGTTTAAGTAATGTTTGTTCTCGCTCTCTGGATCCCAAATATAAAATCCTCTCTTTGTGCGATAGCGTATATGTATGAATTCATTATTGTGCGGACTATATTGCTTATCATCATGTACTCCGTTATCTGCATCTAGGTCTCTATGTTCAAATGCTCTGCCATTATGATCGCAGTGAAAGAAAATAACTCTACCTATCCGATCAATAATACCTTGTGTTTGTAAATTTTCTACCCACTCAACTACACCTGGAAAATAACTTGCTTCTTCTGTCTTTTGTCTTTCAGCGTTACGTTCATTCCAGTCACCTTCATTCCAAAGGAAGTAGTAAATGTATGGATCATTAGCACCCATTGTTGCTTTTAAATAGCGTGTGAATATATTACGCTGTTTGTAATCGCTAAAGTCTGTAGGTAATATTTTGTTACCTTCAATTTTAATAGGATCATTATCATCTAATGCTTGATACTCGTTCCATGCTTTGTAAATTGGTTTCCAATTAAGAATATAACTGCTATCCTTCCATTCAAAGCCAGGGGCCATCCAAGTACCTTCTTTTGCATAATCTCTTGCTAATGCAAAACCTCTAGCAATCTCAGGATGCAGATCTTTGAAAGACGAAATGTCTAGGTGTGAATCTAAGTTAATGTAAGGCTTTCCGCCAATTCCTCTAATCATGTAGATATTTACCGTTAAATAGTGCTATGAGTAACAACTTTGAATACTATTATAACACAGTTCCTGGTAAAGGTCAATGCCGAAATAATCTAATATATACTAGTTTGATTAGTAAGGATAAAAAGACATTTTGCCAATGGTACTATAATGATGAACAATATCATGGCGGGCATAATCAAGTAGTGGATTCTGAACTAATGGAATCGAAATGGTTACGTGAGATTAACTTTATACAACAAATGGAAATGAAGTACCCACAGCATGTGCCAGAAATACAAGACATTGACTTTGTTAACAGAAAGTTGTTTTTAAAAATTGACGGACCTGACATGTGGGAACTTGCAGGCTGTCAAGGTAAAGATTACAGTGTTGTTGATAATTGGGAAGAGCAAATGCTTGATATTATTCAAGCACACAAGGACCTGGGGTTGTACAAATACAGTATGCACCCTAGCAGTTATTTTGTTGTAGACGGAACACTAAAAAGTATTAACTATTTTTTCTGCTATAAAGACACAGATTTACCAATAAGTTTAAAAAGTGTAATGAGTCACATCAGTGAAGATAGACAAGCAGACTTGTTGCCTAAAATGACAGAGGCAGGTATCGATGTTAATACTCCTACAGACCATGTTCAAATACAATTACTAGCATTTGATAGTTTTAAAACAAACTTCCCTGATGAAGTTATGGAAAAGGCAAAAGCAATCTATGCATAAGTTAGTTGAATGGAATGAAAACTTAGACTTGTCTGAGTTTTATGCTAAGGCTGAAGGCAGAGGTTTTGTAAACAACGCTAGTCAGAAAGTAATGATTGACTGTTTTCGTAATGAGCGTGAATGGAATGTATGGATACTATACGAAAACGATACTGCTATAGGAAGTGTTGCCGCACATTCATTTGATGATGTTATGGGTCCTAACTCTTATAGAATACTTACAAGGGTATGTACGTTTGGTGATGCAAGACCGCACAACGGATTAGTAAAAGCACATAGACTTTGTGCTGAACATCAAAATCTTACTGATCAGTTTTTACTTCCTGCATGTTTAGAGTGGACAAAAGGTAAAGGCAGAGTGTATGCAACTTCAAACAAAAGTAAAGAAGGAAGCCAAAGACTAGTACACTCAATATATTTTCCTACACTTGCTAAGGTAGGTGTAGTAAGTAAAATTAAAGAAGTGCATTATAGGCATACAGATCAAACTGTATGGGAGATACACCCTGATAAATTTTATGCTAATTTAGAATTGTACCCTAGATGGGTCTAAGTTAGGATTAATACGTTCTAATTCTTTTCTAACGTGTTCAGTTAGTTTCCACCTAAATTCAATTTGCCTTATAGTAGGTTTCTGCGCCCAAAACATAATTGTATCAACAATATCATTTAATGGTGTGTTGTAATCGCTTAAGAACGCTGTAGTATCGTCGCCTTGTATTTCAGTGCCTTCTATAAAACTAAGATCTAGGTGCAGTATAGGAATGCCGTTTGGATTAATACTTTCTAGCCTGCATGCTTCTGCAAGTGCTTGTTTATCATGTACATAGTCTGTAGGAATAAGTTCAGGATAGTGTCTACTTACACTGCCCATAACAACCATCATGTTCACTTTGTCTTTTAGTGCGTGAAACAGTTTTAACTGCTGTCCGTCTCTATATGCATTATTAACAAAAAAGTCTGCACCAGTTGCCTCTTCAACTATTTTATCAAAGTCTTTTTCTATGTCGTAGCCATTGCTACGACTCATACCTATAATTTTGTGGCAACTTACTTCTGTAAATTTATCAAATATTGCTTTACCAATACCTTTAGTATGTCCTGTTATAATAATTTTGTTTTCACTCATGCTAGTAACCTGCTTCTTCCAACTGTCCTATTATAACACTTTTTGGATCAAAATTGATCTTACTCTGTGTAAATTTATTAGATTCTTTATACACTATTGTTAGTTCATCCATAGGTATCTTTGTTAGAAATCCGTCTTTTAACTGAACCAAATGTTTATTTGCAGTCGCATAATCACAGAACGCTACACAGAACACAGGTGCAAGATTAACAATCATCAAGTGATCAAAGTCCTTATCCAACGTTTCTCTATCATAGGAACTTTCGTAAATATTTTTTAATTTAAGTTTAACAATGTCTTTTGGTTTGCACTGCACCTTGCTAAACATGGGATGATTACCGGTCTTAATTTCAACTTTTCCTAAATTCCATTCTTGGAATACCACATCATAATCATAACAATCAACCCAGTCAATATTATCCTTGTGATTGCTTAATTTTAACGCAGCAAGAATCCATTTTTCTTTGGTCATTCTGTTACTAGATTCGTTGAGAATCTTTGCATTATAGATCTCACTACAAATGCCATTCCACTTGTCAACATCTACCCATGATGTAAATTCTTTATACTGATTAATCATTTATGTTATATCCTGCAAATGTAAAGTCTGGATTGTCTAACCAGAATCTAATAGTGTTAGTAATTAAATTATAGTTCCTATAACTACTGCTAGTCAACCTAAGATACAGCATTGGCATTTTGCTGTGTAGGGATTGTTCCAATACATACTCTTCTAACTTCTGTTTCTGTTGGCTGTATATTGGCATGCTAAAATCTTTCTTCTGTGATGCTATGCTTCCGCACACAACTAACCTACATCTATCCTTTAGTGCTTCCACATATTTTATCTGCTTACCTTCTGCGTGTGCGTTTAGTATGACAACACTGTCTGATTCAATCTTTTCAACTATGGTGTCTATGTCCTTGGCAAGATTATAAGGCCGATCAAAACTAACACAATCAAACTCGTTGCGTAGATGTAATCCTAATCCTCTGTTGCTGCCTAATATATAAAATTTCATTTTAGTAGATCGTCTAGTTTATCAAAAAAGTCCTTGCCTAGTGTTTCCTCAATTGCTTTTTTTAATTCGCTTTCTTCTAGATTCTTGAGTTTGCGATATAGGCGAACGTTATCTCTCTGTATAGCCATAAACTTCTTAACATAGAATGGTTCATCAAATGTTGGATTTTTCTCCGGCACAAAATTCTCCCTGTCTGTAAAGCCAATCCTTTCTCTTTCACTAAAAAAGCAACTGGCTATCCATTTCGTTCCGTTAGTAATTACCTTGCTTTCGTGTATGGTACTCCAGTTAACGGCTTCATTATAGCACTGCTTGAAGTATAGCATGCTACCTTTCTTTGGCTTCACATCAATATCCAGTTTTGGAAAGTATGTGCTGCCGCCCTCATAATCATCATTAAGGTATAGTATTCCTGTGCCTACCCTATCATTTCTTCCATGAGAGTAATAGTTAATCTTGTCCGGAAAGTAAGGATAGTCGTGATGCAGATCCAAGTATCTACCTTTATCATAATTATAGATATCAATTGCTTCAATATGCGAGTGTGGAAATCCACAATTCTCCACAATTGCGTTTGCAATGATGTTATAGTGATGTGGATCCATTCCTAAACTAATGCCACGCTGTTCTACTTCTTCAGTAACTTGTGTATAACTTTCCTGTCGACTCTGCTTGCCGCTATCTGGATTCATTCCATCAGCAATGTGCTTAGACATTATTTCATCACACACATCTTCCGGAACAGCATTATCAAATACTACTATCAGTGGTTCCTCGCAGTATACTCTGCCCTGTGACATATTTAATACTGGTGCTGGAACTGCATCATCTTCTAGTACTGATATTTCGCCTGCATGTTCCTTGCCCTTGTAAGGGAATCTGTTAAAGGAAACTTTCTGTCTTTCTTTTAGTGTTCTTGGTTCGGTTATCATATGCCATTTTTCGCAGATGATGTCATCGCCCCTATCAGTTTTTACAAATCCAAAACCTTTTGCGTCATTAAACCAAGTAACTATTCCTGTTTCCATTACCATGCATTCCATATATATTTAGGTTGTGTTCCACAGTTTGTTCCTGCATGCCATATCTTTCTATCAGTCCATTGCCAAGTTGTGCCCTGTGGCTGGTTATAAAATAATTCTTCATCTGCAATAAAAATATGTCCCCATTGTGGTTTTCCTATGTGACAATGATATCTTGGACAGTCAGGTAAATTAACTTCGTCATCATGTACGTCCCAGTGTATAGGAGCAAATCGTCCAGGCCATACTCTACTGATCCAAACATTATTACATTCTAATCCATAGTATGTATTCCATTCATCAACTACACTTTCATCAAACTGCTTTCCCGGAATAAACATATCCCATCCTGCTGTGCCGCCTTCATGTACAGTTTTATATCCTGCTTCCACCCACATATCTAATATAGGATCTAGTCCAGGAATAGTATCTCCACGTTTGTGGCTTGGCCCTACAAACTCTGGATCAACACTTGCACATTGTTCTATTACACTATCCCAGTCAATAGTATCACATACTCCTAAATTTTTCATTTGTTTGGCCTTCCTAAAAAATGAAACAAGTACTGGTGATGTACGCCCATACTAGTTCCTGCATGGTGACTACGATAATTATCCCATTCCCATATTTCGCCTTGAGCTATATTATGATATGCTTGTTCTTCTAATACTAATACATTACCCCAACGCGGTTTGTCTATAAAACATACCCAACGTTTAAGTTCACCTTGTGCTAACCATTCTTCTTCTTTATCTTCTACGTCCCAATGGTAAGGTACATTGTTTCCTGGAGCAACATCACTTACAAACACTCTTAAAGGTTGTGCATCTACTATTTTTGCAAATTTGTTTTGTATATCAATATCAAAATGTTCTCCAGGATAATAGTCAACCCATTTTATTTCTTCTAGTTTATAACCTGCTTCAAGCCAAGTATTCATTATATCTCTATAACTTTCTAACAGTGTGCCTTCGGCTTCTGTTTCGCTTCTATCAATTACAGCAACCGGAGTATTAACATCTCCTGTTGTACATTTTTTACAGACGTCTACAATAGAATCCCAGTCTATAATATTATTTGTAGTTCCAAAATATTTAGGCATTAAATAATTCCTTGTAGATATAACTCATGTCTTGATCTCCCCATAATACATGTGTGCTTAGGCTGCGTTGGAACATTATTTCTAAGTTTAGTTTATCTTCAATAGGTTTGCCGGTTTCGTCTAATCTAAATTGTGCGGTCTCGTGTATAATTCCCTGCATGTATTTTTCTTCAATGAATGGCTCGTCAACCGGAACACATCCATACCAATCAATTGCCCGCATGTTATCATTATCATCAATGTAGTGGCAGTGTGGATACATAGTTAACTTATAAACACCCTCATCATACTGATCGATAATTATGTCTCTAATCTGTTTGCGCCATTGTGCTTGTGGCCAATCGCGGCCGCTATACATTACTTGGTTGCAACTTTCACTATACCACTTTAGATATATTTTTTGATTGGCATAATCGATGTCCTTAATTTCAGGAGCGTAAGGCTTACTCTTGAAATATTCTATGAATGCTAGTTCATTTTGGAAAAACCAATCAACAACTTCCTTTGTGTATAGAGGGCGGTCCTTGATATCTCTATATTGGTATTCGTTCGGAAATGAATAGTTTTTGCAAAATGTCTTACCATCCTCACTTACTAATGGCTCGTAGGTTTGCTGTGCCATACAAGGACTACCTATGCTGTCAAGTTTTAAATATGAATTCCACTTCATACTTTAGCCTTCCATATCTTGATAGTTTTATCAAGTCCATCGTCTAGTGTAACTTTTGGTTCCCACCCTAGTTTTTTCTTAATTAGTGTATTGTTGGAGTTAAGCCAGTAAATCTCTCCTGCACGAAATAGTTTTGTATCCCAATTAATAGTTCCTTTCCAGTCTAACTTTTTAGCAATTAGTTCTGCATAGTCTCTAATCTTGATAGGATTATCTGGACCAATTGTAAAGATACTTCCGTCATTACATTTGTCAGGATTGTTAATTACTGTTTCCCAGGCATCTAGCATATCGTCAACAAAAATAAAATTACGATAAGGCTCAGCATAACCTAAGTTGCACTCATCTGGATTAGTTAACATTTGATTAATAATTTGTTCAGTTACAAAAAACTGATTGTCTTTTCTACCATAGCAGTTTGTTTGCCTTAGAGCTGTAAAAGGAAAGTTATAACAGCGATGTGCATATTCTAAATACTTTTCACAACCATACTTTGCAACTGCATACGGAGCATTAGGATTAGGAACAGTGTACTCATCAAATGCTATAGATTGCTTTGGTGTACCGTGTTCTTCAATTTCATCTGAAATAGGTTGCCAACCGTATACTTCCATTGTACTTGCAAATACAAAGTTTCTTAAATTTTTTACCTTGGCTGCTGTTTCAATTAAGTTAACTGTTCCAACATAATTAATTTCACTAAATGTAATCTGCTCGTAAAAACTTTGTTCTACTTCTGTACGTGCAGCAAGATGAACAATAATATCAGGTTTTACTGATAATACTTCACCAGCAACTGATTGATGATCTAGCAAATCACTTTTCAAGTGATGCACTTCGTGATTCTTTAGCCTTTCAGATAGATGAGAACCTATGAATCCCGATGATCCTGTCATTAATATTTTCACTGCCAATACTCCATATAATAAATATACTTATGCTAAAAAGTGCTACTATTAAAGAATTCAGGCAAGACGTAATGACAAGGGCAAATGATGTAAACAGTCCTCCTGACACTGCGTTTATCATTAAAGTTCAAGACAGACTATTATGGCATAATGAAGGTGGAAAATTGTTTGTGTGTCATAAATCGTATGCTTGTAAGGACTTTGCTTGGTATTTTTTAAGAGTGTCTGATACCTGCACTCTAAATTATTTCCACAGAAATGCTTATGAATATTTTGAAGAAATAGGCAAAGATATTTTTAACGAAGCAGGAAGATCAGGAACAATAATTGAGGAAGATGATCAATATATTTTTGTTAAGGTAGAAGGATCATAAATATGAGCATGATGGTAAACAAGACACGATCCTTTGAGGATTATACCTACAAAAGAGAAATACTGGATCTAAAAGATATCGTAAAAAACTTTTTAAAAGAAGTTGATATAGGTAAAGACGTTGTCCAAAGAGTCAAAATAAAAAACGATAAATCGGATATCTGCTATCACGTTCACGGTAAGGATGATAAAATTACCTATTACGAAAACGGCGAAACCGAAGTCAATCCTATTAAAGACTACGACAAAGAGTTTGACTGGTATTTCTTAAAGTTTTACGATCAATCACTTAATGAAGATATAGATGGCAGCATTAAGGAAAAGTATTCTAGCATTATAAATCATATAACGAAACTTCCCCTGACATATGGTGCATTCCATCATTGCAGTGCGAACACGTTCATATTCGAACACTATGATCAAACAACCAGTCCTGAAAAATCCGAAACTGGAAGGACAAACATAATCATTCCGTTGAGCAAACCTGATAGCAAGGGCTGCATTATACACGTCGACAATGAGAGTTTTGATCTAATGGATTATGATGCTTTTTGTTTTAATGCACAATTCAAACACAAGATGTATAACAACACAGGAGAAGATGTGGTGTTGCTTGTATTACACTCTAGAAGTAGTGATTTCGAAGTCGCTAGTTAACTTTAAATCTTCTAGTGCTGACTCTACAATCTTAAAACTAACACTGCTCCCGTCAGGAGCAAAGTCCTTCATTAGTCCCTGCTTGTTAATACGATTGAGCCATGGACTCACATGCTTGTCAAACTGAAAGCGATAATCAAATTTTTCCGCCGATGGCTTAATACTAACTTCCACTAGATTCTTTTCCGTTGTTGGGTTCAGCAACTGCCTAACTACTAATTGTATTCTATCCACGGGTCCAAAGTTCGATGCAACGTGTTTCTTGCCAGCATCCATGATATACCAACATCCGTCGCGGCTAAGTGCATGCATGTCAAGGTTATCCAAGTCTATGAGATAACTCTCTTTGCCCTGTAGATTAAGGTGCCATCTATCATCTATGTCGGAATGTGCCATGTAGGTGGTTCCTGGCTCCATCACTATAATCCTTGCTTCGCCATGCTGTTCGGGCAGAGTGGATAGTATTTCTTCCCACATGGTTCCCTTGTATTCGTCCTTGATGATCCAAGGGTCGTAGAAAAAATCTCCCGTGGGTTGATTCAGAATTGTCTTATCACTGAACCCATCAAAGGAGTGTTTTTCTATGTCAGCAAAATATTGCGTTTTTTCAAGCATACTAATATTTACCATGAAATAATTAACTGCACATATTTACTGGTAAATATCTACATGGACCTTTGTATAAATTCAAAATGGAAAAGGATTGGCATAAGCCTAAGTGGTGGTGCAGATAGTGCCCTATTAGCCTATCTAATCTGCACGCAGACCGATGCTGAAATACACGTTGTCACACAGGTAAGATGCTGGAAGAATCGTCCGTGGCAGAGACAGAATAGTCTGGACGTATACCATTGGCTAGTTGACAACTTTCCAAAAAACAAGTTTGTGAGGCACGAGGGATTCATACCGCCGGAAATGGAAGAGCCGAATACTACATACATCACTGACGAATACGGCAAGACTAAATCGGGCAATAGAATCATACTCAGATCACACAATGAGTTTATAATACATAATTACAAGTTGGATGCTTGGTATTCAGCAGTTACTAAAAATCCTGATGTGAGCTTTGAGGGTGCATTGCCGGAAAGAGATGAGGGCGTTCTGCCCACACACATGAAGCACATGGGCATAGATGTGTTCCATCCATTTGCACAGACAGCAAAGGATTGGATAGTGGGGCAATATCACCAACACGGAATAGAAAGCCTATTTGATATCACAAGGAGTTGTGAGGGAGAATTTGAAGGATTGGATTATACAACGTACACACCAGGACAGGTAGTTCCAACCTGCGGTAAATGTTTCTGGTGTCAAGAAAGACAATGGGGAGTAATGAATGCCATGCAAAAGTAAAACATTTTGTATGCACCCCTTTACAGGCTTGGCAACAAGAGAAGACGGTGCTATCAAAGTATGCTGTCGTAGTCAACCAATTGGTTGGATACAAAATGAAACAGTAGAAGAAGTGTGGAATGGCGACAAGATGAAAGAAGTCAGGCGCCAGGTAATGAATGACGAGCGACCAGATGTTTGTAAGCCGTGCTTTGATCTTGAAGATCAGGGTGTAGAGAGCTTACGACAGCGTCATATAGCAGGAGTAATACCTGAAGCAAGGGTAAACTTATACCCTGATGCTTTAGATGCTTTGAACGAAGATTACACAATGCCATTTGAACTTCCTACTATGGAAATAAAACTTAACAATCTTTGTAATTTAAAGTGTCGTATGTGCAATCCGTTAGATAGCACACAATGGAAAGATTGGAATCAAGTTACTGAATTTTATAAAAAAGAAAACAACTATCTTATTCCTACAGTTGAAAAACTAGTCGATACACCTGGAAAGTATATAGGTCCGTTTGATAACTCAGACAACTGGTGGAGTAGTTTTGAAAAACTATTGCCTTTCTTTAGACGTGTAGAATTTGCAGGTGGAGAACCATTGATGGATCCATACCACTATAAAATTTTAGATAGACTAGCAGAGTATGGAGAAAATATAGAAATTAAGTATGCTACTAACGGCACAACATTAGGTATTAAAGGTGGACGTACTATTCATGACTACTGGCCTAAGTTTAAAAGTGTTGCAGTAAATGTAAGCATAGATGGTTTGCATGACACATATGAATATATTAGAGGCAATGGTAAGTTTAGTGAAGTAGAAGAAAATGTAAAAATTTTTAAAAGTTTTCCTAATGTAAGTAGAGTAGTAGGTGCTTTCACAGTTCAAGCAAATAACATTATGCAGATTTGTGATGTTATTGATTATTTCTTAAACGATATGGGTATTGTATTTTACTCACACAGAGTAAACTATCCTATGTCTTTGTCAGCTCAAGTAGTGCCGCCAGAACTAAAAGAAAAAGTAATAAAAGACTTAGAAGCAATGAAAACCAAAGTTTTAAATTATGATGCTATAAAAGAAAATGAATTGCTTAAAAAAGTTACTCTACAACAAATACAAGACAACATTAATTTTTTACAGGCTAAATGTATGCACGACACACATTGGCAAGACTGTATAGCATTCAACCATAATCTAGATAAAACTAGGGGGCAAGACTTTCTCACAGCCAACCCTGAGTTTGCTCCTTATGTATAAAGTAATAAGCAAATGGCCACATCAAAATAGTATACATGTTGAATGGAACCTTGGCAAACGTTGTAACTTTGATTGTAGTTATTGTCCAGCAGAAATACACGATAACACTAGCCCACACACACATATTAAAGTATTAATAGATGCAGTTGATGCACTTGCTGAAATTGATAAATCAATTCGTGTAAGTTTTACAGGCGGTGAACCGTGTGTACACCCACAGTTTACAGAACTAGTTGATCATGCAAGTCAGCGTGTTGATTGGATCAATGTAACTACTAACGGAACACGGACAGCACAGTACTACAGTGACCTTAATGTAAATCATATTGTGTTTAGTTTGCATGTAGAAGATAATGAACATTGGAGAAGATGTGCAGAAACTGTGTTAATGTTTTCTCAGATAAATGAAGGTGCATATACAAAAAAGCCATTTCAAGTTAACTTAATGGCACATCATAAATTTATGGATAGAGTAAAAGAGTGTGCTACAATGTTTGACGGACACAGTATTCCTTATGTTGTAAGACGAATACGATGGACAGAAGGTGACCATGACGTGTTTAATGATTTAAAATATGAAGGCAAAGATTTAGAATGGATACTTAATCAAACATCAACAGCAAAGCCTAATGTCATCATTGACGATAAAGAAGAAATGCATGCCAACGATGTTATTAAACAACATCTAAATCAATTTGAAGGTTGGAAGTGTAGTGCAGGTATAGAAAGCCTAATGATTAATTGGGACGGTGAAGTTCATCGTGCTACTTGTAGAGTTGGCGGAAGTATAGGTAACATTTATGACGGTAGTTTTGAACAACCGGAAGATTGGATAACTTGTACTCGTAAGTGGTGTACTTGTGCCGCTGACATCCCTCTTACAAAGGAACTACTTTAACCTTATCTAACAACTGTTCAGGTTGACATCCGCAAAAATCCATATCACATATCTTAGGTTTGATTACTGGATTAAATTTTTCTATAAAATCTACATCATTAATGTTATAATTTTCAAATAGTACTGTTCTACACGCACCTGTAACTCTACCGTCTTTATCAATATAAAGATTATCTACACCAATGTTACATAACCAACCTTTGAAATTAGTTTGCTTGTTTAATCCGATCCAATTTCTATTTACAGTTTTTGTTTTGCCGTTATCCAACACAACTTTAGGATTACGTTTTAAGTTTTTTAATTTTTTTAATATCCATAAAGGATTAGGATATCTCTTTATTGGTTTGCTTATATATTTTAATTGTTCAGTTGTATAATCAATAGTTGTGTGCATAATTTCCATTGCATTTATAAACCATCTATATTCACTTGTACGTAATTGCTTTACTATATCTATACACTTATCCCAAGCAAACGGATCCATTAATACCATTGCATTTACAACAGGTCCTTGCTTATAAACTATATCAGATATTTTCTTTAAATGTTCTATATCAGCATATTCATGATGTACACTAATCATTACATCATCAAAATATTTTCCGTACTGTTCCCACCACCTTGATGTACGAGAACCATTAGTACTAATACTAATCCAAGAATTATAATTTTCTTTAAGAAGTTTTGTAAACTTACCTAATTCAGGCCATAGTGTAGGTTCACCGCCTACAATGTGTATTTCAAATCTTTCTTTGCCGTATTTTTTATAATGATCTAATAGATGGAAAAAGTTTTTAGTAGTAGCATCAAAATTGTCAGTCCATCTAAACTCACCTTCATTTGATCCTTTAAAACAATACCAACACTTGTGATTACAAGTATTACCAATCATATATTCAATACGAAGTGTTTTAGGATTTTGCGAATTTATTACTTGTTTAATCACAGTAAGTGTGCTAACTCTGGAAATACTTTGGCTGCTGACAGTCCACGTATAGCATCAAGTTTGTTTGTATATTCTTTAAAGCCTGGTAATAGGTGACTGTTGTCTTGTGCATTCATGTGATTAAGAACTGCTTCCCAACGTTTCCACCCATATGGATTATGTTTCCAATATTCGTCATCTTGTCTATAGTTATTCCATAGCCAATCTTTAAAGTCCATGAAGCGTTCTTTAACTTCTTGCTTATCTTCTTCAGGTAGTATTTGTATACTAAGGAATGTTGGAATATACAACAGGTGCATATTAACTAGGCCACCGCCCATTTGTATGCCGCCTGGAACTGTTCCTGCATTTAGTTTTTTAAATCCGCTTTCAAGTTTCCACTTCATAAAATCAGGCAAGTGTTTTATGTTGAATATCTGTATTGCTGTTGCTAAACTTGTTTGTATGTTGTCAGGTGTGTTATCAAGCATATGCAAAGTTTTTTCTACAGTTTCAAAGTTTGTAGGATAACGTATATATTCATCACGTCCATGACTAGCATCCATGCTCACTGCAAACTTGACCTTCTTAAACTTGCTCCATAATTCTATTAAATCTTCATCAACTAGCAATCCGTTACTGTTATAACGTAACAGTATTTTGTCTTGATATCCTTGTCTAATAATTTCTTCAATAAATTTTTTGTGTTCTCTAATCATTAACGGCTCGCCACCTGCAAAGTATACCTGTTTTAAGTTAGGGATCTGTGCATTCATTTCTTCCCAGAATGTATCTTTCTCATGCCATTTGTTATTGAACTCTTTTCTATCCCATTGCATTTGTCTTTTAACTTCAGGATCTTGTAAAACTGGAATTAATTTTTTATGATCGGCAACCCACTTGCTACTATCGTGTGGTGAACACATGACACATTTAATATTACATGTATGTCCTAAACGTAAGTCTAGATATTTTAAATTTTCAGGAACTGTGCCATCTTCTTTTGTTTGTCTTATAAGTTCAGGTATATCAACACCATCTTCCATCCAAGTATAACTTTCCCAAACACGTTTACTTGCAACTCCTTTAGACTCTTCCTCAAAGCATTTTCTACAACTTGCAGGTATTTTGCCATCAAGCATAGTCGTCCTTACACTTTTCATGTAATCGTTATTCCATGCTTCCATCGGTGTTTCCCTACCAAAGTTTGCAGGCTTGCCGTTTTCCATTTTTACCAAACCTACTTCATGGTCCTCACCTGCGCCGCTGGCGTTTGCTGAACAGCACAGACGCATATCACCGTTGGGCCTTGTAGCGAAATGTATCCATGGTAAGACACAAAATGTTTCTGTACCAGCAGCATCTGCTATTGCTTTTTTATATTTGTCTAGTTCAGCCAATTTGTTTTTTCCCTATTATCATATATCTTGTATATTTAGGTGTTTCAAGTGTTCCTTTAAAAAACGGTTTTATATTACTTTGACTTATAAATTCATTTAAATCGTTAGCACATCTAACATGCTCTTGTAATTCAAAATAGTTATTGCTTTGTAATACAATAAGCGAGTTTTGTTGTCGTTCAAGCCATTCGTTGTACTGCTCCTGCGTAATATGTTCACAACTTGTATTGATTACAATATCTGCAAATTCTGTGTAAGTACACATGTCTGCTGTTTCTGCTGTGAAACGTCCTTGCATTTCCTGACGCTTGTTTACTGTTATTGCTGTTTCTTTACATTTAGGATCAATGTCTACACTTGTAATATGTTGTATATTTAAGTTGCTGTTGAAAAGTAAACTTGCCAATAAACCATTCCAGCCTCCATGTATAGCAATTGTTTGAGGACTATTAATGTTTAGTTCTTCTAATGCTTCTACTAACCAAACTTTACTGTTGATTTGGCCTTTCCAAAAACTTTCCAGCGTGCGGTATCTATCATCGCTATTGCGAATTGCATCCATCCAAAATGCTACATCTTCAAGTTCTACTTTCATATGTATATATATGCTATAAATAGAAGTATGTTGCTTCTTCCTGAATTAAGTGTTTATATTACTCACACCTGTACCTTGGCGTGTGACAGTTGTTGTACGTTTAATCATCTTAATTGGGGCAATCATTTTAAGCCAGATACATCTAAGGAAAAATTAAAAGGCCTACAGAATAAAGTTGACTTCGAAGAAGTTTTTATTATAGGCGGAGAACCTACATCTAATCCTGCACTAGGAGAATGGATGGCATACTTGGAAAGCATGTGGCCTAATGCTAAAAAGTGGGTAGTCACTAATGGAAGAGATTTAGACAAATTTGACGAATTGTATCCTGAATGGATAGAGCGTGATTGGAAAATAGAAATATCAGCTCATTCTAAAGAAGACCTCGACACAGTTATGTCATGGGTCAACAAAAGGTGGACAGATGTGTCCTGCGAGCGATTCCAAGATACTAGACACGAAGATGGTGAGTGGCATTATAAACTTGTTGTTGACGGAATTGAAAGAGGTGAAATTACAGAAGCATGGCAGTTTTACGAAAACCCTGCTGTTGTGAAGAAAGGTAATAAATTAAGTTGGGATAAACTTAGAGATAAAGATGATCAACATTCTAAGTGTCCTGCTATACAATGTATGTATCTAGTAGATGGTAGATTTTATCGCTGTCATCAACAGGCAATACTTCCTCAGTTATCAAGAAAATTTCAAATAGAAGATCCGTTTGCTGACATTGCAAAACAAGATCTTGGGTGTAGTGCAGAAGAATTTGAAACTTGGATAAAGACAAGATTAGAACCTCAAGAGCAATGTCGTTTGTGTAAATGGGAAAATAAAATTACACTTCCTGAAAAATCAAAAATTAAAAAAATTAAAATACTACAACTATAAATCTTGTATTGCGTCAGCAAACTTTGTAGGATTAAATTTAGGATAGTATTTTCTTAAAAGAGTAAGATCAGGCTTTCGTCTCTTAACGCTACCTTGCTTACCAGCAACACAGTTCCATTCGATACTTTTGTTCTTATGTGCTGCAATTATATTTGCTGCTTCTAATACCGTTATTTCTTCATCGCTTCCAATGTTAACTACCTGTTGCCCTGCCAGTTTAAAAATGTTTACTATTGCATCAACAGAATCTTCCACACGACAGAATGAACGTGTTTCATCTGCTCCTATCAAGGTATGATCTCCACTCTCAATCTTGTCCAGTATATCTCTTACAAAATGTCCACTGCCTGTATCAGCGCCAAATGCGTTAAAGAATCTTATTATAAGAAAATTTAGATCACTATTCATTAAAAAGTTTTCGCCTAGTATCTTTGGCAATCGGTAACTCCATCTTGGATTGTGTA